AGTTGGACAGTTTCGGTTCCGTCCACATCCTGCTTTCCTGTCCCGTTGCTGGCGGTAGCTTCAACCAGTTTTGCAGCGTGGTCGAAACTATCCGGCGTCCCGGTCGAGGATCCAGTCAGAATAATGGCGAACAGTTGGCCGATGGTTTCGGCACAATCGACGTAATCGCCGACGTCTTCCGCCGAACCCGAAATCGTGACGCCAGTGTTGTGGCTGGCACCGATAACGGCGTTGGCTTTGACATCGTGTAGGAATGTCAGCATTTCAAACTCCTTAATTCAGTTGTGGTTGGTTCAGAAAAAACCGGGGTTGACGGTCAGGCATAGCCAACCCCGGTCACTTTGCGGAGGTCATTCTTCCGCGTCAAAGTTTCGAAGATCAGCCGACGAGCAGGTCGTCGCAATGCACGAAGGCTTCCGGTCGACGCGGTTTCGTGTCGACATACTGGATGCCGCGAATCGAAACGAGGTCTTTCTTGAAGTTCGTGCCGCTCGTGCCGGAGTACATATCGAGGTCAAACTCGATCACTCCCGCACGTCCGATCATGAGTTCGTTCCACATGCCGCCGATCACTTCCGTGAGGGTGGTGCCGGCACCTTTCACTCGGTCGTTGCGAACGGTTGTGGAGTCGACCACTCCGTAGCCACCGACGCAACCACTCAGAGGTCCTTCGTTGACGGCTTCGGTCTGGAAGACAAACGGTCCTGCTTGGTCGCCAGCGGTCACCGCGTCGGCACGACGGGTTTTCGTGTAGGCGTGCAACAGAGGACGCATTACGAACGCGAACGAGTTGTCCACGTCGATATTGTTCTCTGCGACCTTGGCCACCATCAAAGCGATGTCTTGCGGTTGCAAGCTGTCGCCATCGGTGTCGGTTGTCGACGCGGTGTGAGTCGCGAAGGTTTCCGATCCGGTGTAGGACAAGATTCCTTTTGGTGCCACTTCGCTGCCGATTCCGTAGATTGCGGAGTAGTCCAGTTTGCGTGCGAACCGTGCAGCAATCGACATGCGGATGAGCATTTCGGAACTGATAGATTCGAACTTGATGAGGTCGCGAGGGATGTCGCAGATTGCGGCAAGCTTCTTGACAACCATACCGAGTCCGCCGGTGGTGATGTCCGACTCGGTGATCTCTTGAGATTCACCGACCCAGTATCCTTCCATGTCGCCAGTCACGCGCGGCCAAACGATCCGTCCGTTGGGAGGGAAAGTAAATTCGGTCGCACCGAGACGGGAAACGATTTCCTTGGCACGCAACAGGTCGATGAGTTCGCCGTGTTGCAATCCGCCAAGAAGCGGTCCACCGCTGGTGTCGCTCCACGAGGACAGGTCGAAGTTCACACGCCCCATTGACTGTTGTTGCAGTCGATTGGCGGTCCACATCATTTCCCCCATGTCGAGACGGGAAACGCCCTGTCGGACGACATAGCCGATCTCTTGACGGAGTGAATCATCGACTCCGTGCATGTGTTCCACTGCGAGTGGAACGAGGAAGCCGTTTGTCGAACCACCCATATTGTCGTAGCAATCATGGAGACGATTGTGGATGTCCATTTCCAGCTTGGAATTGTTCCAGTTTCCGGTCTGGCAAGCCAATGCCGCACGGGAAAACGAGTAGCCTCGATTCTCGCACAGGACCGATTCGCCTTGGCGAACGGCTGGTGCGCCACCGCCAAACAGATTGGACGCAGCGTGATGCTGCTGTGCATTCTGTTGGGTCGCTTGGTCCAGCTGGCCACGAAGCGAATCGACTTGCGATTGCAAGTTCTGGACAACCGGCGTCACGGCTTGCGTGATCGTCTGTTGCAAGTTCGCGTCGAAACGCTGCATGACTTGATCCAAGTTGGCGTTGCCAGTTGGAGGGGTCTGTGGCGTTTGGACTTGTGGTGCCGGGGTCGGATTGGCTGGCACTTTCGACGGATTCGTCGCAATGCCAGCTGGTTGACCACCGACGCTCTGGTTCTGTCCGCTTGGCTGGTTGCCGGACGGGATGTTCAGACCGTTCGGCTGTGCCGGAGTGGTCTGTGTTCCAGCGGGTGCCTCGTCGAGTGCAACGTGCATACCCGGCACGGCAAGTGCCATCGAAGCAATCTGGAGCATTGAGAGTTTTGCGCGGTACTGCTGCATGGTTGGTTCTCCTGTGATAACCAATTCGAATGCAGCTGGAGTGCTTCCACTACCGCAAAAAAATGCTAATTGTTTTCGAGCTTGTCGGTGTCTTCCGCTTCCCAATGGATGTCGGACACTCGATTTGCTTCCAGTACGAATTCGATCTTCGCCGATCCGAACTGTTCTTCCATTGCCGCCACTCGAATCAGTCGAGTGATGACAGCCATTATTGCTTCCTTCGTGCCATCCCGCTTTCGCGGATTCGCTGGCACTCGCGAACCAAGCCCTTTGCGGATGACGCCAAGGTTTCCGTTTTGGAAGTTCAACTTCAACCAACAAAGACTAATCTCTCTAGGAGAGTTGTCAAGCAGTGATTGAAGCTGGCGGTCCACCCGCACGAGGGATTCGCTGATTTTCGCCTTCTGGTTCATTACCGCCCAATGTGTTGCCGGACCATTTGCGTGAGACTCCCGACGTCCTCGCTGAGTGGGGAAATCTCTTGATTAACGATTGATTCCGCACGCATCAAAATGCGGTCGCTGAGTTCGCTGATGTCGAAATCTTCTTCCACCTGTGCAGCGTCGTCCACGGGCGTGGCGAATCCCTCCCATTCCGCACCGGACGCGGGTGCCTGTCCCGTTCCTGTCGGTTCGGGGGTCGGTGTCGTTGGCTGTGCCGGTTGCACAGGATCTTCGAGTGCCGAATCGAGTTTTGCTGAAAGCCCTGTAATCGCTCCTGTGAGGACGCCGAATTGTTCGGAGAATTCGCCGGCAAGATTCTGGAGTGCCGAGATCAATTCCGGCTCTTCCGTTTCCGACGAATCAGATTCAATTGGTGACCAGCCCGGACTCCAAGCCGGCTCGTCTCCCACATTCGCTTTCAGCACATGCCGGAAGTTGTCGGAGACCTTCATGTCGTGGAGGCTTCCACGGTCGAGGCACTTCCGCACTGCGTCGGGATCGGCTGGAACTCCCACCACTGACCATTCGAGAAGGTCGTTCTCGATAAAATCGTAGGATGCCCAAGGCGACCCTACGTCAATGACTTCGCGGTCACTGGTTGCTTTGCGAGTCTTTCGCTCCTTTACTTCGTTGCGAACTGCCAGCAGCGGGAGAAAACTGATTGACGCCGTCCGGTAGATTCCCTCTGCGACCATTGCAAAGATGAGTCCGGCGTCTTCGTTCGATTGGGAAAACTTCACCGTGGATTCCGCTTTTGTCTTCATGCCACGCCACGAAAGTTTCCCGTTGATCTCTGCCACTCCAATGCTGAGTGGGATTCGGGTGTTGAACCCGTGATCGAACCAGACCTGTGGATTCTTGGCGTAGTTGTCCAGCATGATACCGGCACCACCCGTCGCTTCGTCTTGGATAATCTGGACGGTGTGGCCATTGCGATTCGGAGACTTCCGCCGAGTGACCACGACGAAGCTGGCGGTCATGTTCGTTTCGTCGATGGAGTCCGAAACCACGCCGCCTTCTTCACGCCGGTAGGGTCGCCCGTTCGGGAGAAGCAGACGCGGTGCGTCTTGGCGGATTTGATGAAGCAGGTTGTCTTGTAGTGATAGCTGGACGCCGGACATAAAAAAACCTCGCATCGAAAATTGTTCGGGACGAGGTCATCATGTCAAACGAGTTGTCGCTGTCAAGTAGTGCCGAATCATCTGGCACGCATTCGGAGTGATCGGAAGGAGACTTCCTTTGGTCCGTATCCCGACGAATATGTGCCGATCAAAGCAAAAGTCTTCATCGTGTTACCCTCCTTCATTGGGTTAGGAAAAAACTGCATCACTCATCCCCCCGTGGTCTTCGTGCCTCGCGCACCTCGCTGAGTCCAGTCAGCTTGATTCCGTATTGCCGGAACTGTTGCTTGAGTCCACGCCGGATGATTTCCGAACGTGAGGTTTGTGTCTTGTCAACGATGATGTCCAGTGCCGTCTCCCAATCTGTGCCGGGTAGACTGCATGGGATCACCGTTCGTTTTCTGTTTGCCGTCTTCGCCATTAGTCGGTTCCTCCAAAAAGTAGTTGCTGCGAAACTTCCCTGCTCATCTTCTCGATGAAGTTGGTGGCTTGCGATTCTGTCCAGAAGTGTTCGTGAGTTGGCCGCCCGCCGTGGTCCAGTATGAAGAACCACGGCGAATTCAGCTTCGTCTTGAATACCTCACTCAGTGCCAGTCGCTTGTATCGGACTCCGTCGAACGTGAGGTATCCCTCGTCGAAAGTCGGGAGTTCGTCCCGGAGCAAAAGCCGGAACTTCGGGTCCGTGATCTCGTCGCCATTGTATTTCTCGTTGCCGTCCGCCATGTCTCGTCTCCTTGAACTGTGTTACAGATTATACCAAGTGTCGTGTTTAGAACAGGGTCTTTTGCTTCTCAGCATTGAAGAGTCGGTTCTGGATGTCGGTCGCAGGCGTCACGGGCTTTGCCCCATTCTCGCAACAGACTGCAACCTGTGGGCTTGGTGCCACGACCGGCTCGATGTGCCGCTGTACGATTCTCCAAATTTGCTTCACTCTCTTGAGTCCGTCCGCCGCCCAATCGTGAACCTTTCCATCGACCACGCCTGTGAGGTGGCAAGCGGAATGGATGATGTAACCGTGATCGCTTGGGATCACCCGTTCCGCACTGCGAATGGTCTTCGCTTGGCGACGCCAAAACTCTTTGCTTCGGAGCACCGGCTGGCGGTCGAAGCCGAGTTCGTCGATCACCTTGTAGGTGATTGACTGTGGAGTTCCACGCCCGTGCCGACGCCCGTGCTTTGCGAAGAGAGCGTGGACCGTGTCGTAGTCCACGCCTGTGGCAACGCAAACCGCTTTCACGGCACAGTCGCTGTTCTCCCGGTGGCGTGCTGAGTCTTTTTTCAACTGTTCGAAAATTTCCATTGTCTCGTCTCCTGATTGTGGTGATGGTTGGTGCCGGGTGGCGTCTCAGTCGTTTCCGCGTGCTTGTTCGTCTTCCTCGATTGCAACGATGTGGGCTTGGGCCGCTGCTTCTGCCAGTTCTTGCCGCATCGAGTAGCCACGTTGAACAACTCGTCGTCGTCCGCCGTCTTGAACTTCCCAGATCTGCCAGCAGATTTGACCAGTGAGTGTGCGGTGCCATGTGTAGTCCAGCATTGTTTCGTCTCCTGTGTTGGGTTGCGTTTGTGTCTGCCTCATGTCCTAAGTGTATTACAGTTATCGGTTGATGACAAGCCCGCCTCCCGTGATATTCTCTGAAAATCAGAAAACATTTCCGAAAGGCGGGTCGCAACACTGTCACCGTCGCATTGAATGGATCCGATTTTTTTTCGGATTTTTTTAGAACAACTCGTCTTCGTCCTGCCACCGCCACCCGCCAGCTGGCATTACGTCTTCCAGCTTGCCGCGTCCAACCGCCTTCGTGATCACATGCGGTCCGATCTCCGCGAGTGAAACATCACCGAGTTCGGTGCAGTCTCCCATGACGAGTCCGAACCGGACACTGTCGTCCTGTCCTGCTTCCTGTGGAGTCAGATAGAACTCCCAAAAGTTCGACGTGATAATGTGCTGCTCGACGTCGATGATTGTTCCAGTTTCGACGTTTTCCATTTTGCGTGTCTTAGCCATGTCTCAAAGTCTCCAAAAATAGATGATTGCAATTGCGGCGGTCAACCATTGTGCCGCCATGAAAATGATGTACTTCTTCACGCTGGCCTCCTTGCCATGCTGGTTTCACGCTTCCGCGTTTTCCTCCACCCGGTAATCCGCCAAAGCCGTTTCGAACCGGTCCATCATTGCAACGAGGTTGCGGACGACGACCGTTTCCATGGTGATCGCGTTCTTCTCCAGTGGCGAACCGTCGTCCATCGACTCGCCATTGTTCGTGAAGATCACCATCGCACCGGCTGAATCCACGCGAGCGTAAACCGAATCACCAAGATACCGCGTTTCCATTGATCGCTTGAGCTGTCGGAGTTCGACTGGCACCGCACCAGCCTTCGTGATGTAGCCGAACTCAGTGGCCTCATT